GAGTATATGTGTGGCACGAGAAACAGAACGTGTGACCGTCAGAGTAACGTGAGTTAGCATCTGACGAGCCACAGTTAGGACATGGTTCATGTGCCACAAATTCTGATTCTGTGTTCATGTTAACCAATCTATGGGGATTGCGTGTGCTGCTGCCCACTTGATGCCATGCTTTTCACACCATTGGGCATATGTTGTCTTGGATTTCTTGCTGATCTTATTGAACGGAGCTTGAAATACCATACGCAAGTCTATATCTGGATTGTCTCGCACGACAGCTAGTATCTTGCGTCTGTCGGCGGCATCCCAGAAACCTTTGGTCTCTAGGTATACGCCGTTGGGTAGTATAAAGTCAGGATTGTAGTGATGTTGTATAACATACGAGATCTTGTGTGTCTCATACTCATACACCACACCAATCTGCTCGAGAAGATCGCCGACTTGCTTCTCTAGCTTAGACCTAAAAGTCCTCTTCTGAATCGTCATCTTCAGCTGGAGGTACAGTCACAGGCTTAGGTTCAGATGTCTTGAAGCCTTCAGTAGTACCGAACATATCGGCTACTGCTGCGTCATCCATGCTGTCTGTATCAACAGCAGCACCTTCTCCTACAGCGACAACTTGTACGCCAAGTAGCTTAAGACTACTACCATAGGTGACTCCATCTCTGAGGATATATGGCTTCTGAAAGAAACCAAGCTTAACTGTAGATCCGCCATATAGAGGTGTCTTCTTATCTGTGATAGGTGTTCCCTCGGTGTCGACTACGCCGGGTCTCTTGTCCTCTCCCCACGAGAACTTAATTTTGTATTTACCTTCAGCTACCTCTTCCCATGGTGTTGGCTTGAGTGTAGCTCTCTTTGGGTTCTTCAACTTGGACTGTGCCCATGTAAGGACAGCTTGTCTCTCAGTCTCAAGTGCGTCGATCACTGTCTCGTCTACAATAGCAGCGAGTGAGTAACCGAACTTACCGGGTTCAAGTATGGCTTGGAAGCCTTCTAGTTTTATCTCGTCAGTCACGTGGACGTTTTTAGGCATTTGCGGTCTCCTTTGTAGGGGTAATAAGTTTTTGTACCTCGTTCTTTTTTGTTTCAAGGTATTTGATTCTTGCGTCGATTGCTTCGACTTGCTCTTTGTATTGAGCTTGTTGTGCTTTCTCTAAATCCTCTTTAGCTACAACGTAGATCTCTGTTGGTGCAAAGAAACTACTAAATATACTGTCAGAAGATGAGAAAAAAGGATTGTAAATCATAGTTAACAGAAAAAATAAGTGGATTCTATAACCGTTTCTGGTTGTAAGTCGCCAATGATAGGCGGTGCTGTCTCTGCTCCGATCTGTCGGGCAAAGTCAATGAGATAGTCATGTTCTGCAAAGAGAATCATGTACTTCTCCCTTATTATAGCAGATAGTTTATCCATATCGCAACATCTGCTTAACACACTGTCATGGATTAGTGCGATTGGTTCATCAAAACTACGCACAGCGAGGTGTAAGAGAGATGCGTCGAGACTATGTATCAGGTTGGGTGCAGTGGCTGCCTTGTGCCTACTGAGATCGACGTCTTTTGTCTCATCTGTAGCAACACTAAGTTGACATCTGCCGAGAAGTTGTAGGTCTAGACGTTCTACTTTCTTCTTCATAATCCGTTGCTTAACAACGAAGCCTGATGGTGTTGTCCATTCAACGTAGTCTGCTCCACGCTTGATAGACTTAGACACCTCTGTCTCGATCCACTTCATTACTGACATCGGCCCGGGCACGATCAAGTTCATGGCTTTCCGAACCGAAGCAACAATAGTGGTGAGTTGGTCTTTATCGACCTCTACACCTTTCTCTTTGAGAGCTTCCTTGATATAAGATCTGTTAGAAAAAGGTTTAGCGTTGTATGGTATAGTCATAACAGTACGTTTGACACACTTTCTATCCCATACAGGATGTACACTGGTTGGAATCCCTAAGCTTAGTGCTGTCTCTGCCACTTTAGCGTAAGCATCTTGTGGCTTATCAGAGGGGACGACATTGACCAGTGTAGCTGTGGACTTATCCCGAGCCAGACCAGCAAGTATCTGCAAGCCTGAGCATGTAGCGTCGGTTGCCACGGGTAGTGATGTAGTATGTCTATCCTGTTTGACACAGCAATGATAGTACTCATCACAGGCAGCTAGAAACTGCCATGGTTCTTCCGCACCTTCCCACGTTCCTAAGAAAGCAATGGGATTGGTTGCGACAGCTGAGACAAGTGAGACATTATCTCTAGTCCATTCAAGTCTCTCTTCCATAGTAGCTTTGTCAAGACCATAACTGGTAGCTACTTGGAAGGCAAGCCATTTCTCAGACACAGCATCTGCTTCATCAGCAAACTGTAACAAACTTTTTCCAAAGTCTGTATCTTGTGGTGTCAGAAAAGCAGGGATAGGGTAGGCACGACCACGGTAGTCGAAAGACCAAGGTATGTAGAACACATTATCCTTGTAACGACGTACCGCTTCCATGGTCATGCGTGTGCGACAGGATCTCTTGAACTCTGCTGCTCGCTTATTCATTACCTCTGCCGCTTCCCTACGATACCTCTTACGGGATTCTTTGTTTTCTGCTATGTCGTATGGCTTTGGTGGCAGTTCGTAATTTATGATGGGAAGAAACTTACCTATACTTATACCTCTCTCTTCTAACAACTTTGCGGTCTTTACTATAAATGGATTTAGCCGGTATTTGACCTGTTGTATTTTGTTGAGAAAAGCTATAGGTATTTCCCCCTGTATACGGGAGGGATCGCCCCTTCTAACCAAGTCGTGACCTTGCATTAGCTCATTTAACATGTAACCGCCGGGCGTATCATTAGTCCAGTCCTTTGGAGGTATCAACATAGGCCACGCAAGCGGTGAAAAAACCTCTGCATTTGCCATCACCTGATCCTTGATGTCCATGAACTCAGCAGTTGGTGCTATAAATACTGTAGTCTTACGACCTGTACGCATACGCTGCTTGTAAAACCAACCACTTGCTTGCATAATACAGTCAAGTAGCCATGCACCTAGCTTGATACGTATGCTTCTACCCCAAGGTGTCCATGGTTTGACCTTGTATCTGTTCATCAACGTCTTGATAACAGTCAGTTTCTGCTGTGTACCTATTGCTCTGTGCCAATAGTTTTCTTTAAGTGTTGCCAGTAATGCTGGTGCGTTCTCTTCGTAGTGTCGCATGTTACATTCGTCTTCGATAGCCCTACCAATGGCTTCGCAAACATTCGTTGCAATGTTACAACCTTCCTTGTAACCGAACACTTTATCAAATGTAATCTTACATGCAATAGTAGCTGCCGCCAACGGCTCAATCGTAGCGAGGTATATGTGTATGTCTTTGAAAGCTGCTCCATATTTACCCTGATGTATCTTGGTATTAGTCGTAATAATCTTGTCAACCACAAGTGGTAACAAAGTTTGTAACGAGGCTATACCATATATACTTGCAGACGCATAGTTTTGTTGCTCTAGCTTGAGTGTTTGATCTCTAAGACGCTTCAGCCCCTGAGAAATCTGTGTCCTCTCCAGTTGTATCTGCTGATCTATCTGCTCTGGTGTAACATATGTCATCTAATTGCTCTCGTATCTGGTTGTATAGGTGCTTGTACACTTCACTGTAGTGTGGGTGTGATTTTGGTAGCATATCTAACGCCTGTTTTTCATAAGTGTAGACGTCATCACTTGGGATAAAAGTTCTCTTTGTCATTGTCGGTGATGTATTGCTCTGGTTTAAGGTGTTGTATGTGATCGTGTGTACATACTATGAGTTCATGCTCTTGTCCAGCTAACAACTTCTTCAATCTGCGACCAGCTGCGTCTGGTCTGATGTATGTGTACTCCTTGATTTTACCAGTCACGCAGTGTTTTGTACGTATAATAATATCGTATGGTGGACTGATAACCCAACCATTCATCTTCCAGTCCATGAGGTCGTCATATTCAATGCTTTCAAACCATTCGGCAGGGCATTTGGCTATTCTATTCCAGTTGTTGGGAAAATATTTCTTGGATGTCATTTGGTCTGTAACGTCTGTGTGGGTTTGCGTGTTTGTCAAGGTATACGTCCTTGAGAGTGGAATTGTACCACTCCTTTGCCATGGTATCTGCTCTGTATGCAGCTTCCATGTCATCTGATGCCATCAGGCAAAAGTGTTTTCCATTGTCTGTGTCGGCACAGTAGTAGCGGTATAGTGGTGTCATGGTTGTGATTGTGAACGTAGTTTATTGATAAGTACTTTGGTACGGGCTTTGGCAGCCTGTATCATTCGTGGTTTTTTCTTGTATTTGGGCGGCTTCTTGCTGTGGTGCTGCCAATTCGGTGTAGTCATTTTGCAATGTATGGGTATTGTTGATCGTCAGGGTAATACCAGTCACATAATGCGTACTC